TCTATATTATCTATTACGTCTTGACAAATAGCCTTCATTGCTTCTACGGTTGAAATAATAGAAGCCTTAAATTCTGGATCTAATTCGTATGTATCTCCGACCTGAATTAAATGGACTGTTGCTAATACATCATTGAAGAAGTTCTGTGCAGTAGAAATTTCTGCACAAGGGTTCAAATCAATATTAATTTCACTATCAAGTTCTGAGAAATTGGTACCAAATGCACAGTTAAAGAATCTAATCAATGCATTCAAGAAATCACATAGACCTTGATCCATGACAATATGAAGATATGTGTCTAATTGACCATTCAATATCTTCAATTTCTTTCCTAATAATTTATCATAGTTAATAGCACTTAGTTTGAAAGTCTTTAATGATAGCTTGATAGCATCAATAGAGAATTCAATACCAAATGAACTATTACAGATAATATCTCTGAACTTCATATAGTCACCAATCAATTCACTTAAATGGTCAGCTATATTTTTCTGAGATTCACTTACACATTGATTTAATACATTCTTTTTGACAGATTTATAGAATGCAGAGCCACTATCTAATAGTTCTTGCAATAGAGCCAAACACTTCCACATATCATCACAAAGAATAGGAATTTTTCCTGGACCATCTATCAGCAACGGTTTTATATTCTTACGAATATCTTCTATAGACTGATTAATCTTTTTAACTGCATCAGAAATAGTTAAGCGGATGATATTCTTGATACCATCTGCAACCTTAATCAATTTCTTGATATATTCCTTACATATCTTTTCAATCTTTTCAATTGCTTTCTTTAGCTTCTGAAAAGTTGAATATATGTAATCACATAATACGTCAGTTAAACCCATTAAACACTCACTATACTTCTTTTACCGCTATTCAATGAAATAGCTCCAGTTTTTGCTGTTGGTGCTGGTGCAGATTGATCACCTTGCATTGCATTAGCTACTCCATCTGGAATACCTACAGCACCTTCATTAGGATTGTCTTTAGTCCAGAAATCATAATGATATGAAAGTGAACATTTAATCATTTCTTCACCTTCATAAGACATTTGACCCATTTCAAAATTTGTTAGAATACAATTTATATATGTGTATATTGTGGTAGGCTGTAATTTTCTATCTCTCATTGTAAGTTTGATAGTATCAAAAGTCATATCACGTTCAACGTGTGGAAATGCCATTCTATTCTGTTGTAAACGTGCTAAGAAATTATAGATACCCTGATTTTCATCTTCTACACGAATATAGAATTCTAGTGTAGTATCACCAGAATACTTACGATTTATTGGATAAGAGCGTTCAGTACCTAAAAACATTTGAGTCACATATTGTGTTTCATATTTAGGTAAATCAATACTGATAGGCACCAAATTCTTAATTTGTTCATGCATATCTTCTCCATGACGAGAAAGGAAAGTTATATCAAATAACCATCCTGGCTGTGGATCAGATAAAATCTCCATTCCGATTGCACCATTTTCCCAAATTGAATTCATATTATGCCATTGCTCCAGCTAAATCATTTGTTATAGTTTGTGTTGGATTTGTCACCTTCATATAATCAAATGAGAATGTTGCGCTTAATTTCATAACTTCATCTGAAGTATAATTAAATTCTGTTTCTCCAATTTGTATTATCTTACAATTATAGAATGTAATTATCTTAGATACAAAATTATCAGCACAATCTAAACCATATTCATAATTATCATTTGGCTTTAAAATCTTTATTACAATTTTATTATCGCCATTTGGATAACGATATACAGGATTTGTTGTTTCAGGTTTACCACCTTCAGGCCAATCTTGATTCATTGCAGTTCTATTCCATAAAGCTTGCAATGCTTGTGTGACATCCAAATTCTCATTTTCATTGAATTCGATAGTCAATTGGTCTGCATTATCAGCACGAGCAATATGCATAAAAGTAGCACCACCAAAATATGTTGGTACTACATTTGCTTTACGTTCTGCAATCTTTCCTGAAGTTGCTGCCTTATGTAATAAAGTTTGTGCATATTCTGGTAAATCAGAATATTGATTCCATACCACCTCAAATGCCCATAAAGGCTGAGGAGGTTTTTCATAGAAATCATTTGACCAAATTGATTGTATTCCCATACTTTATTTATACTAATACATCGATAGCGCTATCTCTAGTGTCAGCTGAACTATGGTCATTCTCTTGATGCATTATTACCATTTTTGGTGTATCTACATAGTTCTTTGTTCTAAATAGTCTAAATGGTTTTTCATAATGTTCTTTCAAAAATGGTACCATCTTTGTTTCCATACGCCACAAATAATTAGAATGTTCTCTTGGTCTACATGCATACATCTTACATTCACTTGTCAATAAAATCTTAAATGAATTTGGGTTTGCAATAATATAACGATAGAATGCATCAGCAATATCTGGATAGAATAATGTTGTCCAATCATCCATTGCTAAAATACCTTTTGGACCTAACATTTGATCTGCTAATTCCAAATCTTTATATGCACAATATCCTGAGTGTTCACCATCAATATGAACAAATCTAGACAAATTTCTAAAATCAGTTGTTATTCCAGTTGTATCATGTGTAAATGATGTACCAGAAATAAATTCTGATTTATTTGGAATTAAGTTAACATAACCTAATGAAACATTAGAAGTTTTCTTAATTGCATTTAATACTGTAGACTTATATCCTTCTTCAGTTAACCAATGGTCAATTCCTAAAATATGTTCAGAACCTTTTTGATGTTGAGCCAATTTACATAGACTCTTTCCTTTATATACACCAACTTCTACCAAGTGACCATAAGTATTCTCTTCATTCTGCAGAGATAAAATCCAATCCCAAATATATTGGTCTAAAGGTTGAAAGAAACCTTCTACAGTGTCAATTTTTTCATTTATATCTTTAAAGTCCATAACCTACCTATTTAATTTTATTCCTAAAATATAAAAAAGTCTAAGACTTTTGGTCTTAGACTTTAATAAATTATTTCTAATTTTCTTATTCTTCTTCAATAACCATTGACTTGTCTTTTTCGATAAAGATCTTAACATCAATGAATTCGATTGCTTCTGCAGGTAGAACCTTAATAGAAACATTCATAATATGTGGATCATCCTTATCTTCGGTGACTGAAGTTGCATAAGCTAGAATACCTTCACCAGCCTTTACTCTGTTCAAGAATGAATCGATTACGTTCTTTGCTGAAGCACGAGTATTTGGTGTGTTCTGCTGGAATAGATATGGTTCCAATGCATACTTCAAGTTCTTTTCAATGAAGTTCAAGCATCTACGAACGTTAATTCTATTCAATGAAGAGTTCTTCTTCAATGCAGTCTTCTGACCATATAGACATTCGCCATAAGCTGGACCACAATTCTTTGATGTATTGATATTGTTGATATACAATTCACCAACTTCATTATCGGTTAGCTTCTTTAACTGACCATGTGTATATGTGATTTGACCTCTCTGAACACCTGCTGGAGCCATCCATGTTGCAACGTAGTTATCACAGTATGCCATTACGCATGCACCTGCAACTGACTTAGGTAGATAAATCCATGCACCAACATCACTGTTGTAGTATTTATCATAACCTGCATACATTGCTACATAAGTACCGTTATTGAATGCAAACTGCTTACCATCTGATACCATCTGTTTTACAGTCTTATCATCCTTAGCGGTGACCTGAATTACACCAATATCCATTGTTCTATCTGCTGCGATCTGACCGATTGTTCTCTGGTGAGCAATATACTTCTGAGCTCTTGCACCGAAGGTTTCAATTGCTTCACAGTTGAATAGAATATCAATATCTGCTAGGTTAACATCACGATATAGTGACAATGCTGCAGTCTTTTCCTTGATTTCATTCTTCTGAGAGTTCTTACCACCAGTTAACTGATAGATAGCGTAAGTCTGCTTTGGCTGTTGATACTTAGATCCTGCCTTAGCAACTGTTGAAGATGCTCTTGAAACGTAAATATAATCAGAGTGACCGTTAACTACTGTTGGAGCATACAATGAATTACCTTCAGTGTCCTTAGCGTATGGGTCTAGAGAAACGAACCATGATTCAATTGGATCCTTTGTCAAAGCTTCCATACCATTACCCCAAGCTAGCTTAGCGGTCTGTGATGGAGTCTTTGCGTATACGTTAATACGGAATACCTTCTTCCAAGTTAAATCACGAGAGTTTTCATCCCATCCTTCTGGGTCTGCATCGACCAAGTCTTCATCATCATACTTATACTTCCACATGAAAGCATTTCTGTGATTTAGAGCTTCAATTTCAGAACATTCAGCAGTG